ACGAATTGCTTCAAACTAGAGAATGACCATTTAATCATCAAAGTTGCTCTGCATTACTTCTTGGTAATTAAAGTGGTTGTCAAAGCACTCATGGATGAATACTTCGACCCCGCCGTATCTTTCTACCATGTTGTTATATGTAAACACCTTATTGGGGATTTTGATAGCCCCCGTGTAAAAGTCCAACCCCTTTTGGGTTGGTCTCCAAAGCCCACTGTACTTGGTTTTATTGTTGTCATTTTTAGGACATCGTTCCACCAAACCCCACCATGCCAAGGTTGGCAACTGATTGGTGCGGATCACAGAACGAGGGGCCGTATTCGGTACATCCACCCATAACTTGGGAGCGTTTGCTGCCCACGCCTTGCACAGCCAAATCAAAGAACGAGCCATCGTTTTATTGATGCTACGTCCATACACTTTGCCCCAACGTTGGCAAACTGGGCAGTGTCCACCTTCACCGTGAATAATCTCGTCCCACGTTTTTGGGATGTTGTCTTCGTCATCCATTAGCATTCTCCATAAGAAAGCCCGTACTTTGCTTCACAGGCAACGGGTAGACCTTGCGCCCAGTCGGGCGGCGTAGACATCACCTTCTTAATAAATTCTAACGCATCATCTCGCTCGTGTGCGGGGACAACAATGACCGCTGCGTCATGCACAGTCAGTACTGGACGGTAACGGACTTTAATGGACAACATCTGCTCACCAACAATAATTCTCGCCAACGCCTGTACTACGTTCTCAACCACGGCTCCACCCCATATCGATACGTCACCCCTACGCGATGTATAAACTGTGCGGTCACCATCCAGCCGGAGTTTCGGGTAGCGAATACTTAGACCATTGGGTAACAGAATGCCTTCCTCGCGAACCCACAATGCCTCATGCTCACCGATAGTGAAGCCGGATGCGCTGCCACTCCATGACATGAGTTGACTCAATGCGCCATCGCACTCTCGCCACAAGTCAGTAATCTTGTAGTTGGTCTGACGGTACAGATCGACGATGCGCTTGCACTCTTCCTCCGGCAGGTCTGCCCCCGGCGGTTGGGTCTTGAGCGTGTGCTGAAGTTTCTTTGCTCCCGTGCCATAGCCCAATCCCAAGATGCACGTTTTGCCAACGAACCGCTCTACGGGGTTTGCTTTGCTGATTGGCTTCTTGTAAATCTTCTCTGCAAAGATCGAGTACACGTCTTCGCCGCGACAAAATTGTTCGGTCACATCGTCTTGTCCGGCAAGCCACGCCAATACACGGGCTTCAATCTGCGACGAATCGCAGTTGATCACAAAATGATCCGGTGGTGCTAACACCGAGTTTTTCAATGTTTTCTTCTTCTTGTCGCGGCTAGGCAAGTTTTGGAAGTTTACGGAGTCGGATCCTGCCCATCGCCCGGTGTGCGCACCGTAATACTTGAGTGGAATAGGAAGCCGTCCTTTGTTACGCGCACCGATACCAATGAACCGCTCGATTCGGGACTCCTCAATAGTTGATTTAGTTCCGAGTCGGACAGAGCAGAGTTGTTGGATAAACGGGTCTTCGTTTTCCGTGAGCGCAATGAAACCCTCGTCGTTTTTCGCAAGCGCATAAGTCTCCTTGCCTGTCGTGGGGCTAACTTTCTTTGGCACTGGAATTCCGGACTCTTCCAGTATTTGGGCAAACTGTTTGTTACTCGCCAACTTAGCACGAACGCCTTCTTCGTCCCCGCACTGCAAGACATCCTTGAGTCCTGCAAGCAGCGTGTTCTTTTCATGCCGCACTTCTTCTAATCGTTCTGTCAGCAGAGCATCGTCAACCTGTAGCACGGGCTGCGTGTACATCCGCAGCGTCATGTCGATTAGGTCAAACTCTTGTCGTGGAAACCCTTTAGAAAGCCGATCAAAAAGAGCAAAGGTAAGGTCAACATCATTAACACAATAATTGCCATACCGAGCAAGGTCTTCACTAGAAAAATCAGCGCGTGTTTTACCAAGTGCATTTACCACCTCTGTGCCTTTCTCACCCAGTTCATAACGCTTCACGAGCGCAGCCAACGATCCACCTGCATCAACGCCGTGAATTGCACGGGCCATGCACAACGTATCAAAGTAATACGCCGGGACGATGCCATACCGGAAAGCAAGTATTGCTCCGTCAAACTGGGTGTTATGACAAAGCAGGGCAGAGTTTGCCCAATCAATCTTGTTCAGTTCTTCTGTGATGTTGTCTGCGACCCAATACGTTTTACCGTTATCGATCTTGATGCCAACACCAATCACTTCAAACCGTGGATCATTGATGTACTCTTCAGTCGTCAACTTCGTGAGACTGAAGTCTTTTGAATAGTACGTTTCAAAGTCCAGTGTAACGAACGCCATCTTTACCCACCTGTGGAATGTACTTCCACCCTTTACTTGTCAAGACAAATCCACCGTTGATCAAACCTTCATCAGATCGGCATCCACCAAACTTATATTTGTGTTTGATGAACCCGTCCGGACTAACGAACGTCCTTCGGCACTCTCCGCAAGTACGAACCTTTGGAGGAGCGGGTACGAACTTTGTCATTTTTTAATTCCTCAATCTCGGCCCGTAGCCTAATGATTTCTTCCCTGCACTCCCACAATACACTACCCACTGTCAAAAATTTAAACTCTGTCGTAGTGGATGCATCGTTGATTTCGTCGGGCAAGTCTTGAATCAAATCCAGTATGTCATGTTCAATCTCCACGTATACACTCCATAATTAGTAGCGCAACCATTGCAATCGCCAATTCCGGACGTACTTCTTTGACATTCACATCAACCTCCAAATATTTTCATGAGATACGCGCCAACCAACATTCCAAACAGAAACAAAATGATTTCAGCCACAATTACGTCGATCTTGTGAAGTTCATTATCAGTGCGTAATTCTTCGATTATGTCTTCCAATGCTTTGATCTCACGGTTCTTCCGATCCATCGCGTACTCGTAAATGCGGTGACGTTCTTCCTTGCTCACGCTCCACCTCTTTGCGGGTTTCATCCCGTACTAAAGTTAATAACTTGCACATCACACGGGTCTGATCCCGTGCGTTCTTGTCTGCGTCATACTGCGCGGCGTAGACGTTGATGATGTCCCACCGAATGATTTCTAACTCACCCGCTTCACCGATCTTGCACCATATCGTTTCGGGTACGGAAATTTTATGTTCTTCCGGTATCTCCAAATAAACGTCTCGTTCTTCGCCTACCTTTGGCGGCAGTGCCGGATTTACCATACGTCCTCCATCATGTCGTAAAGTGCTTTTTTAATTGGTGCTTCCCACGGAGCAAGCATGTGTTCACGCGGATACACACGCACGGTGGGATACCATTTGTTTAGTTTGCTATCCACGCTGATACGGTTATTCCAGTACCACAACTTGTTCGCATCAAGCAGATAGACATGCTTACCCATCGCCCCTGCCAAATGCACGTTGACGTTGCTGACTGACACCACGCATGAACACATATCGATTAACGAACATACGCCATCAATATCAAAGAAAGTATTAACTGGTGGGTCGATGATGTCGGCGTAGGTTTGCAGATCATTCACGGCTTCGCCGTACTGAAGCGATACAAACTTGTACCCACGGCTACGCCCCCACGCTAACACCGGCAGCAAGTCTTCCAACGTACAGGACTTGTGTTTGCCAACCAGTTTGGCGGTGCTTGCCCATGACAAACCAATCAACTTATCACTAGGCTTGAACCCCATCGTATTACGTATTTGATCTGTGCGATTAGGGTCGGGCTTGATGTAATTTTTAGAACAGTACGAATGAATGTCCCGCACCGAATCAATAAAGTAAGAACCCAATGACGCAATCGGGATGTGGTAATCAAAGTCGTCAGCGTTGATCTTGGCATCGTGGGGGATAAATTTAATGTCGGGCATTCCACGTTTGAGCGGCTCGACCAAACGCATATCGACCATCGCCGTTACACTTTTTACACGCGACTTCAGTTTATTCAGCAACGATGCATAAATGATCTGATCACCCAAGCCTTGCTCGGGCCACACCAGTATCCGGTCACTAACGGATTGATACCCATGCTCCCACTGCTTCTTGCCGGTGCGCAGTCGAGGGGACTTGAACGTCCTGCTTTCCCAACGCTTTTCGTAAAGAGGCCACGCGCCCCTAAAATTGTTTTGTTGTAGACGCATCAATGCAAGTGTCCACGCAACATCAGCATCGTTTGGATTGAGTTGGTACGCAGCCTCAAAATCTTTCAGTGCCTCATCCCATCGATGCATCTCCCAATGGCATCGACCACGTTGCATATATGCAGCGGTTAACGCAGGATGCAGGTCGATGATATTACCGTAGACCGCAGCGGCCTCGTCGAACTTGTCTTCATTGGTGCGTTTGATGGCCTCGTTGAAGACGTAGTTCGCCATGTCGTGAATTGTTTGTGGTTTATCACTCACCAGTAATCACTCCCGTTCCGTTTCGCATTCCATTCCGGATTCGGCCCATGCCTCCACGATTCAAAATCCGGTCGTCGCCAACCGAATAACGCATTGAACAACCATGCAATTAGTTTCACGCGCTCTGCCTCCGCGCAATTTCGCGCTTGAGATAGAACTCTGCCTTCTTCAAATCTTCGACAGGGTCAGAACCAACTTTCTTGCCTGCACGGGACACGTACTTCACTACGTTAAACAAATAGGCATTCTCAGTGAGATTCTTTGCCTCTGCGTAGTCAAGAAAGTCCACGCCGCCTGTTTTGTAATGCGGAGGATTGTTTACAAGGTCGGGCTTGTCTTTCGGCATCAATTCGCGTGCGTCTAGATATGTTTTGATTTCTTTGACCGCATCACCAATCGTAGGCTTCTTCTTCAGCCCCGCCTTTTCAAATACTTTGGATACAAAATTGCTGTTGCTTTTCTTTTCCCACTTCACGGTGTACACGTACTGCGGGTTTACGCCTACTTTCTCCGCGATTTCTTTGAGCGACAACTCCGGACGCTCCGACATCATACGAATGATCTTCTCTCGCTTAGTTCGCTTCTTCATTTGAGTAACTCCTTCAGTTGACTAACATTGGACTCATCAATTACTAGGGCAACCCCACCGGCTTTTCTGATGTCATCAAGATGCTTCAGTTGAAGCGCGGTAGGTTTATTGCCGTTCGCCTTACACTCTATACCATAAAACAACCCTTCTTTACAAACTAGGAAATCGGGGATACCGGCAGAAGAGAAACC